CCCACTAAACAACATTGAGAGTATAAATATGTCCAGTCCAAAAGGTTATTCAACAGGCGCATTAACTACCAACGGCGTAGTCAAGACTGGTCAGGGTGTGGTTACTTACGCTGAAGCAACCGGCGGTGTAGCAATACTGTATGAAGGCTCAACATCAGGCAAGCGGTTGGCGACAGTAGGTTCAACAGACCCACTTGGTTATGCAAATACGCCATTCACCTCACCACTTCAATATAGCAGCACAGGATTATATATTACTATTTCAGCAGGATCGGCAACGGTTCACACTGGTTAGCGTCTTACCTGAGGAGGTAGCGGTTCCGTCTGTTACGGACATACTCTGACATTACGCAAATATAAAGGGAGTACACCATGGCTACTACACTGGCTAATCTACGAGCAAAGATTTTAACTTCAATTCACGGCAGACGCTTAGGGCTTGATCCTGACGAATTCTTGGTAGGGCAAAAGGATATTCGCAAGGTTGTTACTAATGCGACTTCTGACACTACCGGCACAAACATCCTGAACCATGGCTTTCATACAGTGGCCACAACCACTAATGACGTGTGGGCGCTGACTGATCCCGTTCCTGGCGTGGCTGTGACAATCGCGACTGCTACCACTTCAACAGGCAATCACGCTATCGTCCCTGCTGCTGCAACTATCATCTCAACCAATGGCGTTGCTGGCAGTTCAGTGATCATGCAGGGCATTGGTGCTTCTGTCACGTTGATGGGTATTTCCACTTCACAGTGGATGCTATCAGCTACAGGCGGATCAACTACTGCTGGCGCAACTGTTGTAGTTTCGTCTTAATACGGTTCTGAGGAGGACGTATGAAAAAGATTGTACTGTTGGGGACAGCTCCGGCTTCCATGAATTTAGCCCCGTTTGGTGGGGATTGGGAGATCTGGAGCTGTTCGCCCGGCACTTATCATGTGCCAAAGATTGATCGGTTCTTCGAGTTACATCGGTATGAGCCGGGTCAGCCTTGGTTTAGTGAGGGTTATTGTGAGTTCCTGAAGAACTTTGATGGCCCTGTAATTATGACAGCACCAGTAGAGGCGGTTAAGAACTGTACCTTACTGCCTTATGAAGAGCTGGTTGCTAAGTATGGGCCTTACTTCTTTACATCATCGTTGGCTTGGATGCTGGCTATGGCGATTGAAGAAGGTGCAGATAAAATAGCTTTATACGGGGTTGATATGGCTGCAACAACCGAATATCACGATCAGCGCATGGGGTGTCAGTATTTCGCCCTGTTAGCTCGATCTATGGGTATTGAGGTTGGTGTCCCGCCTGAATCAGACCTATTGCGCCCTGCTCCTCTTTATGGTGTGTGTGAAAACTCACATGCTTGGATCAAACAGACCGTGAGAGCGCGTGAGCTTACGCAGAGACTGCAAACTGCTCAAGCTGATCTAGATGCTAGGCGTGACGAGATTAACTTCCTGAATGGTGCCATAGATGATCAAGACTGGAATCTACATAGCTGGTTTGGGAATATCGACAGTCTAGGTCAAGAGTTTACTTCTCCGCCTGATGTGCCTGTTTTGCATCTAATTAATAGCCCGGATGCTGACTGATGGCTGGAATGCTCGATGAAGTCCTAGGTAAGCTTGAGGTAATGCCTGAAGAGGCTAAGGCCGAGCTTACTAAGGAGGTCATGGAAGCGACAAAGGATATGGCGTGGATACCTTCGCCGGGGCCACAAACGGCTGCTTACAACTCTGAGGCTGATGTTCTGTTGTACGGTGGGGAGCCAGGTGGCGGTAAAAGCTCACTGCTTCTTGGTTTAGCATTAAACAAACACAGGCGCTCGCTGATCATGCGCCGTCAATATACTGACTTGGGGCATTTGCTTGAAGAGGCTCAGAAGTTCAATGGGGGCAAAGAAGGTTTCAATGGTTCGCCACCACCTAAACTAAAGCGTCCAGATGGCAAGGTTATTGATTTCGGCGCGGCGTCAAAGGTTGGTGATGAACAGCATTGGCAGGGCAATCCACATGATTTGATCGGCGTTGATGAGTCTACGCAGTTTGCAGAGATTCAAATCAGGTTCTTGATGGGCTGGCTACGCTGTGCTGACGACCCTAATCAACGTAAGCGCGTAGTACTGGCTACTAATCCGCCTCTCTCCGCTGAAGGATTGTGGTGTACTGAATGGTTTGCTCCATGGCTAGACGAGAAGTTCCCTAATCCTGCTATGCCTGGAGAGCTTAGATACGCTGTGCTTGATGTGAGCGACAAGCATGTATGGGTTGATGGCCCAGAACCTGTGTGGATGGAAGACAGGAAAAAACACATTACTCCAAAGTCATACACTTACATTCCTGCCTCGGTGCAGGATAATCCATTTCTGGATGGCTCAGGCTACGATAAAGAGCTTGATTCAATGCCTGAAGAGATCAGGTCTGTCTTGATGGGCGGGTTTAAGACTTCATTCAGGGACGCTCCGAATCAGGTAATCCCTACTGAATGGGTAAGGCTTGCTCAACAGCGATGGCGTGAAGATCCTCCAGATGGGATTCCAATGTGTGCTATTGGCGTTGACTGTACTGGTGGCGGCACTGATCCATTGGTTCTTGCTCCTCGTTATGATGGATGGTTTGCGCCTCTGATTGAGATACCGGCAAAAGACATCCCAAAAGATCGCATCGGAAGTATTAGTGCAGGCCACGTAATCTCTAATCGTCGTGATGGTGCCACGGTTATCATCGACTTAGGTGGTGGTTATGGTGGTAGCACGTTTGAAATACTGAATGAGAATGAGCTTGAGGTTCAGGGTTACAAGGGCGCTGAAGCAACCACAAGACGAAGCAAAGATGGGAAACTAAGGTTTACCAACACTCGCACAGCTGCGCTATGGCAGTTTAGAGAGGCGCTAGATCCTGATCAACCTGGAGGCTCACCAATTGCATTGCCACCTGGGCCTAAGTTGTTAGGTGATTTAACCGCTCCAACCTATAAGGTTAGGTCTGGTGGCATTCAGGCAGAGTCGAAAGAAGAGGTTTGCAAGCGATTAGGTAGGTCTACGGATGACGGTGACGCTGTCATGATGGCTTGGTTCTACGGGCCAAAAGAAGCAAATTCAGCATTAGAATGGATTGATCAGAAGGCGGCGCACAAAATGCGTGGTCAATCTCCGAAAGTCAAAATGGGCAGACAAAGGAGAAGATAATGGGCGGATTAAGAAGTAAAATTGGTGGAGTAGTGAAGAAGGCCAAGAAAGTCACTGGATTTGAAGCATTACATACCGTTCTCCAAGAAGGGTTGAGCCAAGCTGGCGTTGGTGGTGTGTCACCTCTTGAGGAGCGCAAGAAGCGCAAAATTGCTCGTGAGACTGGCGAATATGAATCTGCAAAAGCAGCAGCAAGAAAGCGGATTAAGCCTATACCTGACGTTGAGGCTGGCAAGGTGGCGCGAAGAAAAGCAGCCGGAAAGAAAAGGGCAGAACGAGGAGGCCGAACATCTACAATTCTTTCGGCTCCTGATGACACACTAGGCTAATGGATATTAAACAGCTAAAAGAGGTAGTCGATAATCTGTTTACAGATCGTCTTACCTACGTAATGCTTTTGCAGGAAATAGCTGAAAACTTTTATCCTGAAAGGGCTGACTTTACTATTCGCAGGACTCACGGCAATGAGTTTGCCGGTGATCTGATGACTAGCTACCCTGTGCTAACTCGCCGTGACTTGGGGGATCAGATAGGGACAATGCTTAGACCGACTGAAAAAGAGTGGTTTAAGATGGCTCCTGAAGACAAAGATCGTTTGAATAATGATGCTAATCGTTGGCTGGAAAAGACAGCCGCTGTTCAACGTCGAGCAATGTATTCACGCGGGTCAATGTTTAATCGTGCCACGAAAGAGGCTGATCATGACTTTGCAGCTTTCGGGCAATGCGTTGTTTCATGCCGGTTAAATCGCAATGCTGACGGTCTTTTGTATCGTAACTGGCATCTAAGAGATGTTGTGTGGCAGGAGAATGAAGAAGGCAAAATAGGCATGATAGGCAGGAAGTGGAAGCCTACAGCACGTGATCTAGTTACTCTGTTCCAAGGAAAGGTACATCAGAAAGTAACTGAGGCAAACAAGAAGAGTCCATTCCAAAAGATTAGCTGCTATCACATCATCTGTGATGCCGATA